TAGAACGCAAAGCTGCGTCACGCATATTCTTCAATTCATCCTGAACCTGACGGGCAAGTTCTTTAGGATTAATTGGTTGATTACTTTTATTTTCCACATTAACATTAACTGTATATGTGTCAGAATTAGTAATCGTTGTGTTGCCATTTTGATTGAATCGATCAGTGTAACTTGATGGCAAGGTCAAGTTACCGTTCATCTTACCAGAAAGGTTGTTCATGTCTTTAAGGAGAGATCCATCGAATACTGGTTTGACTGTTGGTTGAATAGTCATGTCAATGTTGTCCATAAGGAGTCCAGATAGACTATCGTCGACATTCAGAGCTTCAATGGCTTGATTGGCCAAACCTTTAGCAGTTCTGAAGATTGCAGATCCAGTATCTTTCAAACCAATCTCGAAACCTTGTCCTGTGAATTTACCAAGAGCTTTAGTAACCCGAGATGGTGAGTGGATATCCAATGCTCTTCTGATTGTAGCTGCGACATTGGACGCAATTGCAGAAGCAGTAGCGTAAATAGACCCAGCAGATGCCGCCAAACCATTTGCAAAACCATAACCAGCATAGCTACCAGCAGAGCTCAATGATACAGAAGATGCACCATTGTATGCTGAATGTGCTAAACTAGAACCTGCTCCATGCGCGGAACCTGATTGTGAAGAAATACCACTAGCCACAGATCCACCGAAGTGAGAACCAAGAGAAGTACCTTGATTAAACACGCCACGGATAGAGTTTACAGAACTGTTTGCCACACTAGAAGATGATCCCGTAATAGAACCAGAGCTTCCAGAAATACCGCTAGCAATGCTTGATCCAAATTGTTGGCCAATGGCTCCGCCTTGAGAGAACGTACCTCTTACAGAATTTATGGACATGTTTGCGCTTGACTGAGCAGCAGATGTAATGGCTCCAGACTGAGACATCAATCCTGTAGCAATTTGTTGTCCAAACTGAACACCGATTTGTTGTCCTTGTTGGAAAGCCATTTGAGCAGCCATAACTGCTTGTACAGCTAACTGTTGGACAGCCATAATCACCATAGGTGCAGAGGCCATAATACCTTGTCCTAAAGATGTTCCAAACATCATAGCTCCTTGAGCCGCTTGTTGGAATGCTGCAGGAACGGTTTGTAGAGCTGCTGCTAGACTAGGAACAATCGATCCGAGTTGAGTAAACCCAGCAACAACCGGCATAATTCCAGAAGCAGACATCATGATAGATGGAGCTAACATAGAAAATGCTGCCGCTAATGATGGGATAGCCGGAGCAAGTGTAGTAATAGGTGTTTGTAGGTTCTGGAATGCTGAGGATACTGTAGGAACAGTTCCAGCAAGACCAGCTAACGCAGCATTCATCATTATAAATCCAGTAGACATTGCCATGATACCGCCAGCAGAACCAGCAAGACCAGCGATAACTCCTTTAAGAGAGCCTAAATCTTTTGTGAATCCTGCAAGGTTACCAGCATATGACGCAGAACCCAATCCGGTTACTGCCGCAGCAACAGCTGTGATACCAGCTGCTCCAGCAATACCATCTTTAGCGATAATTGATACACCTTGTGCAAACAATTTGAATCCTTGTCCGGCATTCTTGGCAGCATTACCGACAGCATCGATAATAGAAGCTACACCTTCAAACGCAGACTTAATACCATCGCCAATTCCTCGGAATACTTCAGCAACACCTTGAAGAGCAGCTTTAACACCTTCTCCAAATGCCTTAGCAGCGTTACCGACACCTTCAAATACAGATTTAATAGCACTACCAACGGACTCGATAATAGAACCAATACCTTGGAGTACTGACTGTATTGCTTGTCCAATTCCTTGGAATATGGAAGAAATGGCATCGCCAATACCTCTAATAACATTCGCAAATCCATTAATTGCCCCAACAATACCATCTATAACAGATTGCACGATGGAGGCAATAGACATGAATAATGTTTGTAATGTATTAAAGAATGATTGGATTGTATTACCAATTGTGGTAAATACAGACTCTATAGTCTGTGCGATTTGAATAATAACCTCAGCAATAGATTGAACTATTGAGGCTATGGACTGGAATAACTGGACAAGCACATCGGCCACAGATCTGATTATGCTAGCCAAACCTTCAAACAACGCAATAAGAGTTGCAGCGATAGGTTCCAAAATAGGAGCTAGAATATCAGATAACCCTTTAAGGATATTTATAATAAAGTCCACAACTGGTTGTAAGACTTTAACAATACCCTCGAGCAAAGGTCCGATTAATTTCTCAAGAAGAGCCAAGCAAATATCAAGGATAATCTTGAACAACTTCTCTAATGCTGGAACCAATTTGTCTTTGGTCTTAGTTAATGAGTTTGCAATAGATTCTGTTAATTTAATAGCAATCTCAATACCTGTCTGTACTAAGATATCCGCATTTTCCATAACAGATTTTGCAAATTCAGTTAACAATCGAACGGCTGCTGAGAATAATTGTGGCATAGCCTCCGCCATACCGTTTAAGAAATTAGTAATTAACTCAACACCGGCTTTAACTATATCTGGTAATAGTTCGGCAAGCCCGTGTAAGAAGTTTCTAACTATCTGCACGCCCGCAACAACCATAGACGGGCCTCTAGCAGCTAATGTTTGCATAGCCACGTCAAGGCCTTCGACAATTCCTTTGAATGCTCCAGGCGCAACTTTTGCTAACGTTGCCAATGCTGTTGCAAATGCTAGGAAACCTAGACCAGCAATAAGAATAGAAGAAGCGGCTAGAACACTAGATACCCCAAAGCTTAGAAGAGCTCCAGATAAGGCAGCTAAACCACCCGATAGCGGTCCTGCCAAAGCAGCAGCGCCTAGTAATATCGCTAAGTTACCAGCAAGCGCAAGCAATCCGACCCCTACAGCTACGAGGTTAAGTGTCGATAACATATAAATTGGCACTGCTAATAATACTAATGATGCAGCTAGAAGTGCTAGTTTACCAGCAGCGGTAGCTGGTAGGGCAGAAATAGCTTTCATCGCTATACCTAATGACGCCATGACAGCAACCATAGCAACTGTTGCAGCAAGGATACCTTGCCAAGGTTGTGCTGCTACTTTGGATAATGACTCTCCGGCAGCATAAAGAACCGCAGACAATGCTACCAACTCGCCAACATCACCATCGATATTGGAAGTTTTCTTTAATACTATGATCAACATCGCCATAACGGCTACTATAGATCCCATTGCTAAAAGTACACCTTGCCAGCTAAGAGCAGCTACTTTTTCAAGAGTTTCACCTATTGCCCTTAACAGACTCGCAAATGATCCAAGGATACCTGCGGTAGCTACTGCTTGTTGCACAGTACCTGACGTCTTAGATATAATAGCCGAAGCGGCAGCAACAGAAAGTAATACTCTCGCAACAGCAGCGGTAGCGGCTAATAAATTAGCAGGTTTAAGGTTAGCTAGTTGTTGGAGTCCCTGCATCACCACAAATAACGTAGTAACTAATGCTACTAATGTTATTAGTGCTGTAGGATTTAACTTAACTCTCTTCAACATATGTGAAGCGCCGATAAGAATACCCAAAAGAGCAGTAATTCCAGCAAAACCTTGTACCAGACCCATAGGATCCATATCAGCAATTTTCTTAATAGCCAATGTCATTAAGAAAATACCGCCAGAGAATGTGATCATAGAGAACACTGCTGTAATGCTTGGTTTAGCGCCTTGTAATGCATATGATGCAGCGATTAAACCAGCTATCATAGCTGCTAC